GTAGCAAAGAACAGGCAGTGACAATAATAGAAAGAACTCTATTAGAACTACTACAGACACTTGATACAACTCAAATAGATTCCGGTCGGAGCTATATCAAAATAGTCCTATCTAAAGATCAATCTATTATTATCAAAATGTTAAACAGTTATGGAAGCAGTGACTATATTATCCATGCTTATTATAAAAAGATGAATAGTATACCAGTACCAGTGTTTAGTACAGTTATAAATGAATATGCTAAAAACGGAAGTATCCTTAATCTATCCCATATGATATCTGATATATCGCTAGATAACAATATCGACGAAATTGTAGTTGAATACAATCTAAGCGAAGATCCTACTCTTTCATTTAGAAAAAGAGATGCTACTAATCATACCAATTATGAAATCATAAACTATATATTTGATTATATGAATAGATATAATGATTGCATTATGATAAAATTAGATTATCTAATTAATGTAGGAACTCCAGAAGAAATTGCGTCTGAATATATAATGAAAATTCAATATACTGCATCATATGGAAATGAGTATTATTCGATTTCTACTAAAGATACTACAGGTGATACTGGTGACTTTGTAGATCTAGATAAAGAAGAAGCAGCAATGACTATTGATGATACATTAAATATAATGAGAAAGATAGCTAGTACTGCTATAAAAGAGAAACATGAAAAAGGAAGAATATTATTATATATATTAATGGAGGAAAGTTACAATGTTTAATGAAATTTATAATGGATTTGTAGAGATTTTAAAAAGAGGACCAGAAGAAGAAATTGAATATATGAAGAAAGATAAAGGTAGAGTTCCTCACCTGCTATCTTTACTGTATGACTTCGATCCTCTAACTATAGTTAGAGTTAAAACTATCAAGATGTCAGAAGGTCCTGATATCGTATTGGTTTTGGCATCTTCGCCAGATCATAATCCGAATATCAAATATATTGAATATCTTACACTTGATGGAAGATTGAGTAAGTTGATACTGATCAATATAGACGCACTGATGTCGGAAGAAGACAAAGATGGTTATTCTAGAACAGCTATCTATGCAATCGCATCTTCATTGCGTAGTGCTATTTCTGGAGTAATGAATTATCATCTTAAAGGATTAGATGATAATATGAGCGAAGTAAGATACATGGGAAGATTTGCTAAACTTATGTATTATGCTTCTCCCATCATGATAGTAAAACTTCTTGATAGAATATATGGAGATGGTAAAATAGGAGATGTTGAGATGACAGCAATGTTAGCTGTTATTCATAATACTCCAGATAAAATCAGCATTCAGACTATACAGTCTATTAGAGATCTGTTGAAAGGAACTTCTCTATATGATCTTCTTGACAACAGTTTATTATTAGCTGCTGATGAAAAGGCATATCCAGGATTATTCTATCAGGATACTGATGAAGATGATACTACAGATATCGAAGAGGGTGATGAAGATAAAACCGTTTAATTATGATAGGGCAGATACATGTCCAATATGCGGAGAGACTAGATCTATAGAAGCCTATACAGTTAATGATAAACCTGTTCAGTTAACTTTATCTATAGACAGAAAAAGAGAATTGACTGGATTAGGGATTAAGTATCTTAAGTGTAGAAGTTGTAAATCAGAGTTCTTTCCTATGTGGTTACATGGATATCCATACCCTATGATAGATATAAACTATTCATACTTTATGAATGGATATATTCAAAGTTTAAAAACATCAGAGACTGTTTAATTACAGTCTCTGATTTATTTTTATTTATTCCAGAACCTAAAATTAATAAATTTGGAGGTTTTAGATTATGAAATTATTATCAGCTAGATTCAAAGGATTGCAAGGAATATATAATAAATCTGGAATCAAAGACATTTTTATAGATTTTACAAAATGTCAGCATAATATCATATACATTATTGGAGCAAATGGTAGTGGTAAATCTACATTGATGAGTGTATTACATCCTTTACCAGATAGTCCTCAAGTGTATATAGATAAAGAACTTGGAGAAAAAGAATTAATGTATGAACAAGATGGGACTGTATATAGAATACTTATACAGTATCCAGTTTATGGTAATGGAGCGAGAGCTACAACTAAAGCATTCTTTACCCAGATGGAATTATCAGGAGCAGTAGAGTTAAATGCTAATGGTACAGTTGGATCATTTAAAGATATACTTTTTAACAAGTTTAACTTAGATCCTAACTTTATGGCATTATCTCATATTTCTGTAGAAAATAGAGGTATTGTAGAAAAAACTCCTGCAGAGAGAAAGAAATATGTAGGATTCTTATTAGACTCAGTTGCTGAGTATAATGATATATATAAGACTCTAGTTAAAAGATCTAGTTCATTTAAATCTATTATTAATAGTATTACTGCTAAGATAGATAGTATTGGAGATGAACAGAAACTTTTAATGGATAAGAGTGCTGCCGATGCTAGATATATATCATTAGAAAACCAAAAAACGACTTTAACTTCTCAAATATCATCTGCAGAAACTACAATAAAGATATTAGACCCTGAAGGAAAGAATCAGGAGTCTTATAAAAAATTATTTGCAGAATATTCTCAGGTAAAAGATACATTGGAATTTTATAATCATTCTTTAAACGGTTGCAAGATAAAATCATTAGAAGATGCCAATAAGTTGTATATGGAGTTATCTGGTCAGAAAATGAGATTGGAGACTGATATATTATCTATAGATGAATCTATTCAAGATACTATTCTTTTAAGAGAAGAGGAATCTAAAATTATATTTATCAAGACTCAAAAATATAATTCAATGACTTCTAATAGCAATATAGACCAGTTAAAGAAATATATCACAGAGTATAGGAAACGCATATTTGAATATGAGAATATATTTAAGAAATGCGGAATAGAACCAGGATCTATTACTAAAGATGAGTATATTACCGCTATATCTATATTTGAGCAGATTAGAACTTCTATCTTAAATATTAAATCATATGCAGATGATAGTTCTATAACTATTGCTTGCGATATGATATTAAATGGAGAAGATGCTGCGGTTGCATTAGCTACAACGCAATCGGAATATATAGAAGTACAAAATCATATTAAGGATACGAAAGAATTAATTCAGTATAATATTGGTTTGTGTGATAGGTTAGATATTCTTAATAACAGGCCATCTTCATGTAAGATAAATGATTGTAGTTTTATTAAAGACGCATTGATAGCTCAATCTAAAGAACCTGAGAAAAACTTAAATATCTTGAATAATAAACTTGACAATTTAATATCGATGGAGTCTCAATTAAAGATTAGATTAGAGAAATCTAATGAGATTATGAAGGTATACAATGATATCAAGATCGTTACACGTTCTATCAATACTAATAGAGCAATAATACAGAAATTTCCAATAGCAAATCAGTTTCTTGATACATCTACTTTTATCAATAAAGTAAAGATAGGGGATCAATTTAATGATATTTATAATATGACACAGTATATCGATAGTGCTAATATCTTTGAATTGTATATCAACGATAAAAAGGTATTATTGGATTTTGAAGCTGATTATAAAGTAGCTAAGTCCCAGGAAGATATTATCTTAGAATTGCAGAAAGAGATAGAAGACACTACAACTAAGCTAAATAATATAGTATCTACTATAGAAAATAAACAGTCTGAAAAATTAGAAAAACAGAAAGCTCTAGCTTCTATAGAAACTGAAATATCTGCTACAAATAGAGCTATTGATATATATTCTAATATCAACAATGCTACAAATAAAAAGATGGAATTAGAATCTAAACTTAGAGTAATCTCTGATAATATTGAAAAAATATCAAGAGAGATAGATACTATAAATAAATCTAACTCTATGCTAAATTCTATAATTAGAGAATTAGAACCATTGAAGAATATGAAAGATGAGATTAATTATTCTCTGAATAAATTAGCAGAATATAAATCGGAGTTAGAAATATATACAAAGAAGTATTCTACTATAGAATTACTTAAGAAATATTCATCTCCAACAAAGGGAGGTATTCAAACTATATTCATTAAACTATATATGGATAAAATTCTTAACTTGACTAATCAGTTATTAGGAATGCTGTTTAATGGAGAATTAGAATTACTTCCGTATATTATAGATGAAAATGGATTTAAGATACCTGTAAGATGTAAAGTGAATAATTTATCTGTAGATGATGTGAGTAACTGTTCTACCTCAGAAAAATCTATGATAGCTGTTATTATGAGCTTTGCATTAGCGTTTCATTCTAGTCAGATATATAATATTGTAAGATTAGATGAAGTTGATGGTGGATTAGATCAAGCAAACAGAGCAATGTTTCCTGTCATACTTGATGCTATATGCAGAACACTTGATATCTCTCAAACTTTTATTATATCACATTCATCTGAATCAGATATGACTAATGTAGATATAATAAGTTTAACACCAGTATCTAATGAAACTTTAAGAGGAAATGTTATATTTCAATTATAACAACAAAAACTAGGAGTAAGGCTATAGCCTTACTCCAGTTTATTTTTTCGAAATAGCATTTATCTAAATGCTCTTAGTACAATTAATGACCTACTGTTGTTGTTTTTACAATGAAAAATCATTTTTCATATCCATCATGGCAAGACGAATATAATGAAGAAAGCCCCGAATTCGCACATTGAAATTTTCAAGGAGGTGCACTTTTCAGCCAATTGTACCGTAGTATATTTACCATTATGTTGGATTAATATTCATTCATCAGAGGTTGTCCTATCAGTACCAGTGGATAGGTTTCTCCAATATTGATATTTCTTGCCACTTTATTTTTCAAATCTATTGTAATATCTTCTAAGAACATAGCATCATGTTTCTCTGCATTAGGAACAGACTGCCCTGTAGACATGTCAATTACATCGAAATATCTTGCACCGTTCTCCTGATTATATACAACGACCTGCTGTATATTAGGATTTTCTTCAAGATGCATCATATTCTGTTGAGGTGTTAAATTGTTTAAATAATTAGCAAAGTTTTCTTCCTGAGACCCTATTGCCATTGTCTGTACAGGAGAGCCTGCTATCGCCATCTGACTTACATTAGGGAACGGGTTTGTCGAAACAGGAGTATTTACAAATGCTTTATACATTTCCATAACTCTTTGATCATCATCGCCATCGTTAGCTGCATTTGCCGCTTTGATTTCTTTGTATCGTTTCATTTCGAAATCATTACATTTAGAAATGGTATTGTTTAATTCTCTTGCTGCAGATATTTTATTTGCAATCATAGTACCCATACTACCTTGTAATAAAGATAAGTATTGATATTTATTTCTCATTGTTTTTGAATGACGAATATCTTCAATATCTCCTTGAAGTTCTGTCATTGTAGAATCAAGCTGAACAATTGCAGATCTAAGGATATTGTTAGTTTCCTGATATTTCTTTTCATATGGCTCGTTTGTTTCCATGAAAGATAATTCACGTTTACTTTTATCATCACCCACATCAAAATTTTCTGCAACCTGTGTCATATGAGAAGGACTAGAAAACAATGACATCCCTGATCCAGCATCATTCTTTCTAGGTCTTCCTCTTTTTTTCTTTCCAGTAGAAGTAGTTTCCTCTACATCTGATGCCATAATAGGGACATCTATAGATTTAGTAAAATCTATAATAATAGAACCATCAGTAGGTTGTTCTATTTTTGTTTCTATTTCTCTAGTAAATGGTTTCATTACTAATACCTCCAATTCTTATAAATCATTAATTTGATGTGTAAACCATATAATTGTAATTTTACAAGCAGAATTACATATAAATAATACATAATTGCACCAGAACTGGGCAAGATAGGAGAGGTTATTATGGCGCTTTTAACAAGACATCCGAATGGATCTGATTTAACAATTTTAAATACTTCGTATCATTATCCAAGAAGAGATGAAGATACAGGTAAATATAATAAAGATTTTATTACAGTTGTGTATAAAGATAATATAACAGGAACAAAACATCATGAGATTATCTATGAGCCGAATTATAGATTTTATCAAGCTAACGATGATGTGAATATAGAACATAATATGTTTTATATTAGTAAAGATAAAGTTCATCCTATGGAATGTAAGTTTTCTGAATTACAGAAAACAATAGCAGAAGTAACTGGAAATTTAGATTTCTTCTATGAGAATATTAAAACTGGAAATAGAAGAGCTAATAGAGCTTTAAATACGATACCTAGTATTTTTAGTAGTGATGTAAATATTGAAGATCATTATAGAGCTAGATTTGCTCAAGATTATGTAAATGAAGTTCATCCAGTAACTAAAGGATATTTCGATATCGAGGTTGATACTAAAAGAATGAGAGGAGATTTCCCTCAAATGGGAGAATGTCCTGTTAATGCAGTATCATATATAGATGATAAAACTAATACAGTTAATGTGTTCTTATTAAGAGATATCGAAGGAGATAATCCTTTGATAGAAGAATTTGAAATATCAAATTTTAATAATCAACAATCTGCCCAACATTTATTTCAAGAACTTCAACAGTTCATAATTGATAATGTTGGAGGTCCAGAGAAAGCAAAGAAATTTGGAGTTGATAATTTAAACTTTCAGTTCATGTTTTTTGATGATGAAGTTAAATTATTATATACATTATTCCAAGTTATAAATTCAAATTCTCCAGATTTCATGTTAGCATGGAATATGGCATTCGATATTCCTTATATAATAGAAAGATGTTATACTTTAGGTATAGATCCGGCAATGGTATTATCTGCAATGGATTATGTTGAAAAGTATGCTACCTATTATATAGATGAACAGCATAGGAATGAATATGAATTAAGAGGAGATTATTATGATATCGCTGCAGATACAGTATATCTTGATCAGTTAGTTCAGTTTGCTTCTAGACGAAAAGGTCAAGCAGCATTCCCAAACTTCAAGCTTGATACGGCTGCAGATATTATCACTAAAGGAGCAGTAAGAAAGTTAGACTATAGTCATATTACCACAAATCTTACAGAGTTACCCTATAAAGATTACAAGACATTTGTTTTTTATAATATCATGGATACAATTGCTCAGAAATGTATCGAAGTAACTGTTGAAGATGTAGATTATATCTATGCGGTTAGTGTAGATAATGATACACGATACTGTAAAGGTCACAGACAAACAGTATATCTTACTAATAGAACTAGAAAGTTCTTTTATAGTAAAGGATATATTTTAGGAAATAACTGTAATAGCGGAGAATCATCTCACTATGCAGGCGCATTAGTAGGAGATCCAACTCATAATAGTGATTACGCTAAATTAAAAGATGGAGATCAGACATATAATATTGTAGATAATAGTGATGACTTTGACTTTAAATCTCTATATCCGAGTATTGATAGAGAAAATAACTTAGCACCTGATACTATTATCGGAAAGATTCTTATAGATGAACCTGTTCATAATTTAGAGAATCCGTATCATGATGAAGATTATGATAGAGGGGGACAATTTATTGAAGATCTTGTAACTGGAAATAATCTTGAATTTGGTAAGAGATGGTTAGGATTAGCTGACGTGAATGAAATGCTCAAAGATATTGATGAATACTTTGAAGTTCATAATCCGTTTAGACCTGTTAATGTATTTACTGAATCTGGAAATATCAAACCATTTATCTTTATGCCTAATATTAAAGACGGAGAAATGACAAGACCGTTTGTAGTATTGGAAGAAGACGAAATGGTACGTCCATTTGTACGACATAACGGAGATAAAGATGAAATGGTGAAAAGTGTACTTGATAGTATATTATAAATATGATGAGACTAATCATATGATTAGTCTCATACTTTTAATTAGGAGGAAGAAGCAATGTACGATGAAGAAAATGCAAAAGAAGGAAGAGAACACATGTCTTGTTATGGTAAATTTTATGGAGAAGAAGGAACTGAAACATGTTCTGATGGAGAGAGTGGATTATGCTCTTATTGTAATGAATGTCAACAAGACGATCTACATTATTAGAATGGAGAGATAATATGAAAAATAAACCTGTATTAACGAAAATAATAATATTAGCTGTATTTGTATTATAAATATGATGGGACTAATCATATGATTAGTCTAATACTTTTAACATAAGGAGGATATGCTATGATAAAAATTGGAACGACATATGATGATGAAAATGCAAAAGAAGGAATGAAACATAAATCTTGTTATGGTAAATTTTATGGAGAAAATGGTGATGATGTATGTTTAGATGGAGAACTAGGACTATGTAAATATTGGTTAGAATGCGAACATGATAATGTACATTATTGAAAGAGGAGAAAATATGTTATGAAAAAACCGATATTTACTAAAATAGTAATTCTTACAGTATTCATATTTTATTTATTTATATCTAGTACAATAATACCTGCATATGTAAATATGATAATAGGAGGTATTATAGGATACATTTTAGGGAGGATGGATTAATGTATGATATTGATGCTACGATGAAGATAGCAAAGAGCATGAAGAGACCTATAGTGCATGTAGGTAATAATTATATGCTCGGTACTGATTTAGAATTTTGTACTTTAAGTATAATAGAAACCAATTCGATTATACCAAGACCATTTACAACTACAATAAATGGTTGGTTAAATAAAATGGCTAAAGATAAGTATGCTCAAGATCATCCAGAGATATTCTTTACTGAATATTCTCGCTTAGATGATAATCTATATATAAATATATGGGAAGAAGACACTTATACAAGAAAACTATTTGAATTATTTGGTAAAGTAAATAATTACTTATATGGAAGAGTTCCTATTTATTCAGGAAGTAATTTTGAGAAAGATGAAAATTTTATCAGAAACGTAAGTAAACTTAAAGTATCAGATGGACTGAAAACTTATACTATTGATAACACTTACTTGATTACAAGTTTCAATAAAGTGCATTGTATTAATGCATCTGATAAAGTATCATTGAATATCTATGATATCGATACTGAATCTTATTTATATGAATTTATTATAAATAAGAAAAAATATATCGTAAAAGAATACATCAGATATAGAAAGATGAGCATTTAACCATGCTCATCTTTATTTTTTGTCTTATTTATACCCAAAACATAAGAATAATTCGTATTAAGCAAAGGAGGTTATTACTTTGGCTAAGAAAGATGAGAATAAAAATCAGATATCAAAGAATATAATGTCAAAGTTATGGTCTCTACGAAAGCAAATGGCTGGTGTATATAGAGATACCTATAGCACTGACATTACGAGTAGAGATGAACTTGATAGAATTGGTACTGATATTGAAGATAATATAAGTAAAATCTTATCGAGAAATAATACCAAAGATGTTTCTAATATATCTCAGTTGTATTCAGTAGCTAATCTCAAAACTAATTTGAGTGATAAGAAATACACTGAAGGTATTTTAAGTTATTTCGAAGATAGTGCAGTAACTGACCAGTTACTTAATTCTTATCTCGATAATAAATGGGTAGTTGAATTAGACAGAGAAATAGATGTAGTTTGTAAATATATGCCTAAAATGGTAGAAGCATTAGATGCTATCAAAGATTCTGTACTTACTGCAGATAATTTTGATAAAGAATACCTTACATTCCAAAGTCCTAATATAGGATCAGAAGATAATTCTGCATTTATAGAGGAAATTGAGAGTATTAAAAAGACTTATCAATTATATGATAGAGTAGAAAGGTGGTACGATAATACTTCTAAATATGGAGAGCAGTTTGTATATAAAGTTCCATATAAGAAAGCATTATCTGTATTATTAAATAGACGAAAGAATACTAGATTTACTGGGGTGATGCCAGCATTATCTGGTATTGGTGTTAGAGAATCTTCTTTAATTCATGAAGGAGGATTTCCTGTCTCTATGAATAATAATAGAGAACTTTTCGAATCCTATCAAAATGCTGCTCCAATAATAAAAGAAAATGGTATTCAAAATATTAAACTTGAGATAGTAAAAGACTCTTTATTGATCAGTGCTATAGAAGATAAATCTCATATAGAAGAAATGACAAATATGACAGAGCAGGTATCTTTTATGTCAGAAGCTTCTTCTACAGATAGAGTAATCGATAATGAGATTTTTGATGTTCCTAAAAATATTAAAAAAGACACCACTTCTCAAGAAGGAATTATTGGAGATGGTAGGGTAGAACCAGATCAATTAAAAGTTCCAGGTTTATTATTAAAAGAACTTAAGCATGAAAATATTATCATGCTTTATATGGACGATATTTGCCTGGGATATTATTATCTTGAGTTTATGGATAAAGATGGAGTGTCTATATATCAAGATAACTTATTCCAAAGAAAATCAGTAAGTTCAGTAGGATATAGTGCAGGTGTTAAATTAGCAGATGAGCAGAACCAACAAAAAGCTACCGATGATTTGCTTAGATATTTATCATCTGCGATTGTTGCAAACTTAGATGATAAGTTTATCAATAACAATCCTTATTTGAAGAAAGAGATTTACTCTGTTCTCAAATATAACGATATGTTTAACGGTGGCGGTATAGATAGAGTTAGAGTTACTTATCTTGCTCCTAATGATGTAGAACATATCATGTTTAAAGAAGATCCAGATACCCATAGAGGTATTTCTGATATCGTTCCTGGATTAATTCCTGCTAAAATGTGGTGTTGCTTATACATTGCAAACACTATAGGAATGCTTACTAGAGGGCAGGATAAAAGAGTATATTATGTAAAACAAAATGTTGAACAGAATATTGCTCAAACATTATTGAATGTAATTAACCAGATTAAGAAACAAAATATGAATATTATGCAAATAGAGAATATGAATAGTATTCTTGGGATCACTGGTAAATTTAATGACTATATAATTCCAGTAGGTCCTAGTGGAGACCCTCCGATTCAAATGGAAGTCATGCAGGGTCAAGAGATAGATCCTCAGACTGAGTTTATGGACAAGTTAGAAGAGACTGCTATTAACGCTACAGGCATTCCAATAGAATTAGTAACAGCTAGATTATCTTTAGACTTTGCCACTCAGCTTACTATGAGTAATAGTAAATTCTTGAGATTTGTATTTAAAAGGCAATCTAAATTTGAAACTCATATTGGAAATATTATGACAGATATATACAATACTGAGTATGAAAAGAATAATAATGCTATTACGATAAAATGTGTATTACCAGCGCCACTTATGCTGAATATCAATAATCTTAATCAGATCATTGACCTTATATCTCAACAGGCTGATACATTAGCGACAATAGAATATCCAGATACTAATGATGAAGATAATGAATCTAAGAAAGCATTCTTCAAGAAAGAATACGTTCATTATAAGTTAGGATCATATATCAAACAGAATGAGATAGATATGATTAAAGCTAAAGCTGAATTTGAATTTAATAAAAACAAACCTGTAGAAGATAATCAATAAAAAGAATCCCAGTACCAATTAAGGTACTGGGATTTTTATTGTTGTTAGATATTTTCATCTCCAACTTTTTCAACGTAATTAGCAAGATCAGATTTGCTATTTGCTGCTGTATAGCTAAATCCTTCAATACTAGCCTGGTCTCCACCAACAGGTTGACCGCCGTCGTATTCAAGATGAACAACTTTAGCTTTGTCAATCTGACCAATGTTACCAAGATCAACACCTGTAGAGTTAACTCCAGCTGTAGTAGCAACAGCATTCTTAACTGCATTGGACTCGTTGATAAATGCAAGAACCTGAAGAGCTCTCATATCAACTTCTGGGCCATCAATTACGAAACACTGCCATGTAAGTTCAACATCTTTCTTTTCGATAGAACCTTTTTCTGTCTCATAGATAGATGTAGGTGCTTTTGTAGGCCAAGCGTTACATAACAGATAAGATTTCTCAAGCTGAAGCATAGTATTGTCTGTAACAAGGTACAGCAAGTTAAATACTTCATTCTCGAATCCACCTGCCATCTTACCATATTTGATAAGACCATGGTATGTTTTAGCCTGAGTACGAGGATCCTTAATACCTTCAAGATAATATCTCAAGAAGTTAGTAATAAGAGATCCAGATTTTTCTGTAAATGACATAGATACTTCAGTAGCAGACTGTTTGTTTACTTTACCTACTACGTTCATTGTAGATATACCATCAGTAACTTCCAGTGGATCTACTGTAATATCTTCGATACCGCTAAGACCTTTGAATTCGAATTCAAGAATATAGCAGAATGCATCGAGCATCTTAGCTACATCATCATCGACTTTAGCGATCTCTTCAAGATAAGCCGGTTTACTGATTACGCACAGATGTGAATAACCAGATTCATATAAGTTAAACTGAGCTGCATTAGAGAAGTCAGTAACACCTCTCATCATTGCATATTCAGCAACAGATAATGCTTTCTTTGTATACATTTTCATATCGTATTCACCTCCCTTTTAATACATTGGTTTGTAGCTAGTATCACTATTAGCCACAGTAGCCTGCTCTGTTCCAAGAGTGTAGATATTAAGAATCTCGCTCTGAACGAAGTCTTTATGTTTAACTTTAAGGGATGCTTCGAAGATCTTATTAGCCTTCATAATATCATCCTGTACATATACGAATTCGAGAGACTCGAACCATCCTGTATATTTATTGATGATACGATTTACTGCTTTCTTGTAAGATTGCAGATCATCTGTAGAAATGAAGCTGTATCTGAACTTCGGACAGTTATCACGTACGTCTTTAACGATAGCCTGAATAGCAATAACGTTATTAGCAAATGATAATTGTGTAAGCTCTGCCTGACTTGTAAACTCTGTTTCCATTGTAAGGACATTGTTAAGAACAGAAGCATAGTTCAGTCTAATATCATCCAAAGCAATTTTCTGGTTTGTAACCGGAGTGATCTTTGGAGTGAAGTTTACTGTACCTTCGATTGCTTCAGGGAATGTCCAGCCATACAGAATACCACAGTAAGGTGTATTTCTCTTTGTATTGAGATGATCAATAATACATCTTGAGATACCGTAACTAATTGTTACATTTATACGACGTTTTGTGAATGGGTTGAGAATCTGATAAGATTGTCCATACCATCCCGTAAACTTATCTCTTGGCATATCAAGCATTTTCATCTGAGCATTTTCGAAAGTATTTACATCCAAACCAAGGTCTCCGAAGAAATAGAAATCTTTACGGAATTTAGCAAGGTCATAAATAGCTTTCTTAACTGCATATGGGTAGTTTGCATCGATACATGCATCTGGTTTATACATATCCAGATTAAAGATATCACTGTCAAATGTACCATTGTAGAACTCAACAAGTTCTTGTTCATATTCATCAGTGTCGATCGGCTTATCACCGAAAGCACCATTAGTTCCAGATTCAAGGCCAAATCCCATTGTGATACCAAGGTTCTGACTTGTTTCATCAAGAGCGTAGCCCTGTACAGGTGCTCCTTTGCTGTCTTTTCCGAACAGAACATCGATTTTATATAATTCATCTACAGAAATACCTGAGATTTCGGAAACTCTAGCATAGAATGCGTCTACGCATTCTTCCAAAGCTTCTGCTCTACATTGAAGCATTTCTGTTGATGCCATACCTATATCCATAGATTTTTCCAGATAAATAACACCTGGAGTTAATGCAAAGTAAACGGATTCAGCATCTAAATCTTCAGATCCGAGATATTTGAATCTATAGATCATGAAGTTCTGATTTTTACTGATACCGTACTGAGGATCAATTCCAAAACGTTTTGTAGAAACACCACGACCATTATCTACGATAATAGCAAGTGGATAAGTGAAGATATTCTCATCTTCATTTTCAACAAAAGATTTTCTTGCCTCTTCGGCAATTTCAGCCTGAGTTTTCTTTCCTGTAACAGTAACAAGTTCGAATTTTGTTTTAGCAATGTTAATCATTACTTTTTCATTGCTCTCGCCAGGATCTGTTGTCTCTTCATGAGTAACAGAATCGATATATAATGGTTTACCGTCTTTGTCAGTTTTCTGAACTCTGTCAGTAGAAACCTTAGCGACGATAACGATATTTGCAAGAGTTGCATCTTTAGCAACTACACGTTTGATCATTAATTCGCCACCATTGTTGATGATATTGGCAGCCTGGATTGCAGCCTGTCCATATTTTTCAAAATCGATAAAATAGCCGAATAACTTGTAGAAGTTTTGTCCGACTACACGAGTAATTTTTTCAGGTCCTCTATCGAATGCAGCCGCCGTTAACAGTAACGGGTTCGGTGTCTTTTCGGCAGTAGGTTGTGATTTGATACCAGATTGATCAATCCAGTTATCTATTGTTCCTGGATACTGCATATCTTTTCCTCCTTTATATTCTATTATACATTTTATACTAATGTAATTACTGATATGTTTATAATAGGCGATATATATGGACTATAAAAATTAGCCTGTAAGAACCCTTTCTAGAGGCGTAGAATCATTGTTTTTATTCATTACAGCTCCTACTACGGCTTTATCAAAGTTCTCACTTGTAAGTGATGTGAATGGACTTACTAATTTAGGAACAGTCTTTACAGATATAGGATTATATGAACATAAATCGCTATCTAGAGATTTTCCTAATCTAAATGGTTTATTGATATCTTTTGGATCCCTACATAATTCAGAAACCAGCAATCCAAATAATGATGCTGGTAATTTATATGACGACCCATTGATTTCAATTGAATCTAAGAAATACTTATACAATTCTGTATAAGGAATTGTCTTTGGTATATTACCAGTATCTACAAATAATCTAAAGAAATCTTCTACATTAGTTATATCCTGGGGAACTTTGGTAGATACGATAATTTGGTCTTCTCCATTATTTTCATAATGAAAGATCCTATAATCTGATACAGAATTATCGGTAATAGCAAAGTTTTTTACTTTTTCTATTCTTCCAGGTTTAGTTATAAATCTAGAAGGAAAATAAAAGTTTTTAATTTTCTTTCCTGTCTCTATTTTACCTGACTTATTATTTACACTATAATTACAGATACCAATTAATTCAACAAAGTTACCTTCAATAACTGCAACTTTTCTATCGAAATAGACTTCTGGTACAAATAGTAAGAATTCTCCTTCTCCACTATAATACACAGATTCTTCTTTAACTTTTAAAAATCCAGGTATTGGCATATTAATCCTCCTTTCTTGTCTTTATAGAAGTGTTCTAGGCAAAAAGAAATACCTAGGGGATTATTCCCTAGGTAATTTTATTATGCTGCAACGGTATTTATTTTCATATGTGTCCATCCATCTATTCGATTTCGCAGTAATCTATCAATACTATAATTATTATAATAGCACAATATTAAACAATCAACCCATGCTCCGTATTTCTTATATCCAAAACATTCATAACTTAACCCTGCAGTTGCTGTAAAATGTATAGAAAATACCCCATCATGTATATCGTTATCTATTATTTTTTGTAAATTAGAAATAACTTGAGAATCGTCCACGTCAATCTCGATCTCTAATCTCTGAATCCAAGCTAAGTCTTTTACTTTTATATTATCTGTATTAGCCATATCTCATATACCTCCCTAACATTCATGAAATTCATGAATGTTAGGTAAGAAATATATAAAACAAGTGGTGAGGGCTATTAAAACCTCACCACTCTATATTTATATAATAATAAAATGAGGATTTTTTGATAAATCTACCAATCCATCTTGATCCTGAATATTGTTAGAACTAAGTATCCCACCATTTTGTAAATACTTTTTAACTTGTATTTGAGGTTTTTGTGTTATTTTTATCCATGGTGATGGTATTTGCGACAATAGGTCTTGCTGGGAATTTCCATTAAATCCTAAATGAGCCCAATCTCCATAATCATAAAATACTAAATTTTTATTAGTATTAAGATCGTCTGGATATAGCGGATCTGTGAAATTATATGTTTCGTATAAATCACCATTTGGGCTTTTTCTTACTATTCTAATACCGAAACCTCCAACAGCATTAGCTATCTGAAACCATACCATGTTTCCTTTATTTAATACAGATATTTGCTTCTGCGCATAATCGTATGCTATATTTAGTCTATCTGTTTGAAGAAGATAAATATCATAAGTGTACTGTCCCACTGTAAAATTTGCATAATTTCTATTCGAGGTTTGTTGTGTTAAATTAACTGAAGATAAAGCAGTTACATATCTACCTTTTCTATTCAAAGTATATTTTAATCCAGTTTTGTTATACTTGAGCTTATCTGTATCAACTATATACCAACCTCCAACACAACAGTTTTCTAATCTACATTGTAATTCATAGAATGATTTATTAGCAGTAAACGCCGATAAAGGCTGTTTTGGCCCTATATCATTATTTTCCGTTTGTGTAAATTTGCAATTAGTATATTTAACTCTAGGGTCGTCTTTTAATATATAATTACCCCAAAAGAAACAATTTATAAATACTGCTGATGATAAATAAGTTTCTTTTATAATAGGCATAGTAGCAGGCTCTTCCCAATGACATCCTAAAAATATAGAACAAGTTCCATAATCTGTAGTTATTGCACTTTGTATACACTCTTCAAATAATACTGGCTGATTTAGGTGAGTAGATACTAATCTGTAATCTTTATTGTATTTATTATAAAATTCACTACACTGTTTAAATACCCATGAATCTCCAGCCAACTTTGTAAGTGTTCTATCTATTCTTTTAAACTGCCCAGAGCTATCTATACCACTTACAGCATCTAACGTTAATGTACCAGTAGTGAACAGATCATGATTCATAACGCATAAGATAGAATCTAGTAACATGAAATCTAAATACTCGTTTACAATTGCCATTATATAAGGAGAATTGCAAAATTCTAAATTGCGTAGTATTATTTGGCTACCTGTCAATATACAAGGAGTTGTCCAGTCAGTCGGAGCTTGATTCCAATTGTCGCTTCCTATTTTACCATTCTCTATAGTAAATTTTGTAGTGGGGTAACTCTGTCTCCAATCATTTTTAGAATCATTTAGATTTATAATTATATGAAAATTTAATAAAATAGAATTATTTATATCCAAATGACCGATATATGTTTCTTTTACATCTACTGGTTTTTTAAACATATATCGTTTTGATGGATTACAAACCACTCGTTTTTTGGTTAAAATAGCTTTTCTAAATGCATCGGAATCATCAGTAACTCCATCACCTTTAGCACCAAATTGTTCAGGTGTTACTATATTCATGTCAGATATTACTGGAGTTTCAGGACTTGGTGGCGATGGTTCGACAGCTGATCCAGTAAGATGAATTATTAATGGAGCTGATCCATCATATTGTCCTTCTACATCTCCAGTAAAAGTTATTGGATATTTAACTTTGTCAGCCTGTTCAGATTCTTTAAATTTAATTGTACCCATTGTATTCCTCCTAACATTCGAAATAATTTCGAATGTTAGGTAGATAAAAAGAAATAAAACTCCCAGTAGGAAAATCCTACTGGGAGTATTTTTTTACTATAATGCTTTCTTTTTATGCATATATAATGTAAGAGTTGTAGATGAATTTATAATTGTATCAATATTACCAACAACTTCCCAAGTTCCTCCGCATGTAGATGAGAAGAATGTTGCACTTGAACTTGTAGTCCATAATACTGTTCCAACAGGGAAATCTACTTTCTTAGCACTATTAGCAGGACCTCCGGCAGAGGATGAACCTGCATAGTTGTGCGTATGGCTTGAAGGAGCTGCTCCTATACTAGCAGGGGTGTGAGTATGATTAGATTTTGCTGCTCCTATAAAGTCTGTCACTCTATTAGGAGTCATTCCTCCTATTATGCTGTTATTATAAAACATGGCAAATTTACATCTATCAAAAGGTCCAGTTTCTGAAATCTCATCATAGGTAAGACCTATACCTTGATTATTTACTGAATCCACTAATTGTTTAGATTTTCCTACAGGAGTAGTTCCATTTACAATTTTAGATATATTATTTGCATTTTCGCTAATTCGAGGAACTATCTTATTGGTGGTATATTGCGCCAAAAACTGTGGTGTGATAGCGCCTGTAAAATCTTCAGTACTAGGATTATCTTCCCATTTATATAGTTTGGTAAATCCAGGAGTTGTCCCGTTACCTAAATTATGTCCATGTGAGGTTGCAGCTGCACCTATACCAGCAGCGGTAATATTAACCTCTTTAACAGCAGAACCGTCATATATTGCAGCTGCAGATCCATTAGTCTTAATAGTAAGAGCATATGGATTCTTTAATGATGTAGGTAATCCAGTAATCTGTCCAGCCGTATGAGTATGAGACGTAGGAGCATATCCTGAGTGTGTATGTGATGCTAAAGCAGCCCCAATACTAGCTGGAGTGATATTAATATTTTTTGCAGCTCCTCCATTAAAAGTAAACTTATTGGTTCCTTCAGTCGTACCGCCGTTCAACTGCACAGTTAATGCGTGAGGACTAGCTTGAGCTGTAGGAATATTTATAGTAACAGCTCCAGATCCATCATATGTAGCTGTAGCAGCCCCAGTGAATTTAAGTGGCTGAGGGTTAGGTAATTTAGTAGGTAAGCCAGTAATTTGAGATGCTGTATGGTTATGGCTAGAAGGTGCTGCTCCTATTTCTGTAGCTGTAGGTTTGGCAGCTGTACTATATACTTTCTGCCATGCCCCAAATGAAGCATTATCATGAACTCGATAATATATGATATTATCAGAACCGTGTAATTTTTGAGCAATATAGCCACTTGCCACCTTATAAACCTTCATACCGAAATGCTGTACCCCTGAAGGTTTATTTTTTACAGTATTGCCTCCACCTGCATAGTACTCACCAATAGCAAGTATTGTATTAAGATCTTCAGCATTTAATGCTTTAGAGTAATTATTTGGAATTTCTATATTGTTCGTTCCGTCAAATAAAACTCCATTGATAGTTCTAGCAGTTGTTAATTTAACAGCACTATTTGCAGCACCGCCTACAGATCCAGAACCTGCATAGTTGTGACTATGAGTAGATGCAGCAGCTCCAATACTAGCTGGAGTGATATTGATATTTTTAGCAGCACCACCATTAAATGTAAATTTATTGGTATTTTCTGTAGATCCACCGTTCAATTGTACAGTTAATGCGTGTGGACTAGCCTGTGCTGTAGGAATATTTACAGTAACAGCTCCAGATCCATCATATGTTGCAGTTACAGCACCAGTGAATTTAAGAGCTTGTGGATTAGGTAATTTAGTAGGTAACCCAGTAATTTGAGATACCGGGTGAGTATGAGATGCAGGAGCTTTATTATTTAACTGTGTCTGAACTGCACTTGTTACGCCTTTCATATAGTTCAATTCTGCAGCAGTAGCTGTAACTCCTAACGCAGATAATGTTAAAGATATAGGTTGCCAAGTACCATCTCCACGTAAGAATTTGTCTTGTTCACCAATTGCAGGTGCAGGCACAAAACCAGTTCCACCAGCAACTGTACCAGTTGCTCCTTTAAATGCACTATGCCCATGTGAAGATGCAGCCGCACCTATACTGGCAGCAGTAATATTAACTTCTTTAACAACAGAACCATCATATGTTGCCGCAGATGTACCATTAGTCTTAATAGTAAGAGCATATGGATTCTTTAATGATGTAGGTAAACCAGTAATCTGTCCAGCTGTATGAGTATGGCTAGAAGATGCCTTGCTGTTAAGTGCATCAGTTATAGCTTTTTGAGTCATAGAGCCATCAGTAGCTTGACCTGTAGTTGTATATATCTTATAATTATTTTTTATAGGTATTGAAATGTCAAATACAGGTGCTGTTGTCACTGGATGATCTGTATTATTGACAGAATATAGATTAAATACTCTAGTAGTCTCTCCGGATCTTCCTTTGGGCAATACTGCTAATGCACTTGTCCACTGATCCTGTTTATACCATAATTCTATTTTGTTGCTTTCGCTATTTATATTCTTTACTCCAAGTAAAAAGCGACTGTCATCAACTCCATCGGCAGATGTAGTTATATATGATGCAGAATATCTATTGAATATTTTAGAATTAGATTGATATGCACAGAGATTCAATATAAAAGAGAAATTTAATCCCATTATAAGGAATTGTTGTTGCACTCTGCCATATAAATTATCTTTATTAGATTCAATATCAAGCACCTTTACATATCTGGTTCCTTTTTCAGAATATTCTGCTATTTTAGATAAAGGTGCGTCAGAAGCACCATATACCCATTCAGGAGACATTGTTAATGTTTTAGCTTCTGCTCCAGTATAATCTACACTTGTGTTTGTGTCATTGCTTCTAATTGTTAATGTTTGCGGGTTAGGTAATCTAGTAGGTAATCCAGTGATATCTGAAGCTGCTATCTTAGACCATGCTTCAGATCCAGCTGTTGCACCTGCTTTTAAATATTTACCTGCATTAGTTGTTCCTGTAGCAGGAACATGATGGTTACCATCTCCAGTAGGATGCTTATAAGGAGCTCCTGTTGCGAGAGGATCCCATTTAGAACCAGTATATACATAACTGGTACTGTTTTCTTTTACAAATACTCTTAAACCTGCGGTAGCGGCTTTAAGAGTAACAAGTCTATCTCTTTCGGCAATTGTATCTACTTGTTGTCGTACGTCTAATAAAGCTTCAGCTTGAAGTTTAAAAGGTGATGCAACAACAATGCCTTTTTTATCTTCGAATGCCATTTTTTCGCCTCCTACCATTGAAATTTATTATTAAAATTGGTTACTGTAGATTTATCACTAACGTAAACGTAGTAATCAACAGTAGAGCCATCTAGACATTGAATTGGTACGGTATATATTGTAAAGGTGCTAGTTACATTGAAGTTGTTCTGGTCATAAATAGCACTTAAAGTACCGTATGATTTTGGATAAGCAAAAACAAAACGTTGGTTATTTGCAGTAAACGAATAGGTCTTAGTTCCTTTACTTTCAATATGTTTTGTCAAAGCTTTAATTTCTTCTTGAGTTGGAGTTTTATCTGTAGATAAACTTCCATGATATATAGGATGAACAAAAGTAAATGTACCTGTGTTTTTTGATACAACTGCTCCTGTGTCATCATATACTTTAGCAGTAAAATATTTATTGGTTCTAACTGCTATATTCAAAACAAAATCAAAAGTTCCACCTTTAGAAACTCCATCTGTTTTAGTAGCAATAATATTAGAACCTTCTACAATATCAATCTTTGTAAGATTATTTGATTTAATTGTAGCATTAACTCTTATCTTAGTCACAGATACCAATATACCTATCTCATAAGTTCCTCCATTTCCAGGAGTTAAAACTTGAGCAGATACAGTTGGAGAAACGTATGGATATAATATCATATCAAACATTTCTTGAAGAGTTTTATTATTAAATGTAGTACCAATAGGTATACCACCATGCTCTACATAAGTAGGTATATTTTTATTATACCGTGAACCTAAAGACCAGTTATTTTTCTCTTCTTCAGTAACAAACTGATGGTCTTTATCAGTTATAATTTCTCTTGCGGTATGGGTATGATTTTTATCAGCTTTACTATTGATAGCATCTTCAACACTTGTACCGTCATCCATTATAACAGTTTTAGCCTTAGTTCTATAATATAAAGGCGTATTATCTTGAGGTTCACCAGTAGAAGGGTCTTCTCCGGGATTATCAATCCTTTCTAATTCTTCTGACATGTATGTCACCTCCTTATTCTATTCTTATCCATGTATAGTAATCAACGACACGTTTGCCGTCTTTATCCATACTAGCTCCAGTACCAGCAAATTTCCAAGTACCTGGAAACCATTTATTTGGATTAAATTCTCTATCATGAGATTCATATATAGTTCCAACTGGATGAATGTATCTAGCAACCATAGGATCGCCTTTATACGGTTCATCAAAGTTTGGTGGAAATTCATGAATATGATGATAATAGTCGATGTATAACATGATTCGATCATATATTTTATCTGTATATTCATGATTTTCTCTGTTTATATCATCTATTTTTTGATCTAATCTGTCTATTTCATTTTTTACATAAGTCTTGAAATTAGCAAGATCTGTCTGTAAATCTGAAATATCGCCCTTATTGGTTTCATTATCTTTTTCTAATACAGTAATTCGCTTTTCATGATCTTTTGAAATTTTCTCTTCTTCCGTAATTCGCTTTTCATGATCAGCTACTATATTTTGAAGTTCTGATACATCAGAATCTAAACCATCGAGACGTTTAAATATTTCTATAATGTCATTTTGAGCATCAACAAGATCTTCTTGTATTCGTCCAACCTGTTGTTTTGTTCGTTCATGATCTTCAAACAAGTTATTTAATCTTGCTTCCAACTCTTCATCTTTATTGATCACATCTTTAAGGTGATCTTCTATATATTTTCGTATTTCAGCAAACTCTTTCTCCATTTGATCTATAATAGCTTGAAGTTTTTCGTCTGAACTAAAAAATAATTGTAATTGTTCTACAGTTATTTGTTTGGTATCAGATGAATCTTCGATAACCATTATATCAGTAGGAGCCATTTCAGAATATTGCTTTTTTGGAAGTTCTTTTATCTTAATAACAGGCAAACAAGTCTCCTCCTTTCCTATTAATTTAATATGATGTTTTTCGATACCATCTAATATCAAAAAATAAAGAGGATAGCCAAACGGCTATCCTCTGTTGATTTTTCTTTGTCTTTGAACTTTCTGATGTTCTATAACTTCATGATATAATGTTTGTGGAGGTAAATCTCCATGAGGTGCATATATAAACCAAGTTCCATCATTCTTCTCATGATCCTTTACAGTAAACCAGTCATCCCAGAATACTTTTAATCCACTTTCATATATAGAGAAGTTATAAATAGCGTCATATTTTTGTATATCTATAACCTGATTTATAGGTACACTTACAATTTCAGCTTCCATATTATCGCTGACATCAAGAACCAGATGGATGTTTCGTTCTAATAATTTAGAAGTATCAGATCTTTCGCATTCAACCTCTTCCATTACAGTTCCAAATGGACTTGTAACTGGTCTAAGTTTCTTTCCATTTTCGGATTTAGGAGCTTCTGTTTTAACTACAGTTACTAACCTTCCTCTATAGATATGATATTTCCAACCATCATAAGTTGCTATAGACATCATATGTCCAGATACAACTTCTTTTACAATTAATTTAGTATATATCTTCTTATCTTTGAAATAAGGTTTCACATACGAAATATCAAAAGCTCGTTTTTCGACAGCTTGTAATACTAATCCTGTATATGAACTAACACTTCTATCTATAAAGTGATTTCTGTCATCTGGAGTATAGCTAATCATAGGGTTTTTGATGTGTTTGAGTTGCTCTAATTCTTCAGGTATAAACTGAAAATCTTTTCCATCCTCATCAATAGTAGGATATTCTGGTTCAGGTGGATCTGGAGGAAATTTGATATCTAAATTCTCTTCAGATGGATTTCTGAACCTATCATCTGGATATATAGGATGAGGATAATATACGTCACTTATAAAATCATTTCCAGGTTTATGATTTATAGGTGGAGCGCCATGGATATATAGTCCATGGCGTTTTAATATCATCTCTGCTGCTTTCGAATAATCAAAACCAGGTATTGAGTCGATATGATGATCTGCCATTAATAATCACTCCTTTGAGTTTATTTACCAGCACGTCTATTGTTAATATCTTCCAAGAACATGTTGATATTATTAATGAGTTGATCATGAAACTCAGCATCTTTTTCATTATTCTTATCATAGTAGTCTAATGTAAGAATATTCTGGATAAAGTAATACATGAAAGTATGATCTACAATATTATTTGGATCCATATTCTTCATCTGAGTATATAAGATAAATATACAGATGAATTCGTTGATCACTACCATATCAAACTTCTTAGCAGCATGTCTATCAAGAGCTCTTTCGATAAGCTGCACATCCTGAATAATATTCTGACTTTTCTGGTATTTTACATTAAACTCCATGCAAGTTCTTTTAAACTTCTCAAGCATAATTTTTTTAACTTTAATCTTATGCTTAGCGTAAAGTTCACGCATCTCTTTAAATGTATAAGATTCAATAAATGCATCTCTAATAGCAGTGCATTTCTCTGCTTTATCTTTTTCCCCTTTATCTGCAAATTCTTCTGCAATTTTAGGAAGTTTATCCATGAAATAAGATTTAATATCACTCCAATATTTATCTTCTTTCATTTCTTTAACACCCTTATCCATTGCTTTTCTGATATTCTTCTGATAATCATATGTAGCAACATTCATAACTTCGGAAGAAACAATTTCCTGTAATAAAGTAGATGCCATATAATTTCTTCCTTCTTTTACAAAGTTACCCATCTTAGAACTCATTTCTGCACCGATAGTAGAATTGATCTGATTCTTAATGATTTCTGGCATAGCAGTATAATAAGAGAATTTCTCTCCTTTTTTGAATCTTTCTACCGCAGCTCTGATCATCTCGAAATCTTTAATAGATAACGTAGTATTTGCAAACATTGCATTGGTAATATCTTTGATAGTTTCATCTTTGATTTCAACCTTTTCGATATCAATATCATCAACTTCTATAGAATCATCAGCAAGCATCTCTTCAAAACTTTGAAGTTCGTCTTCATCTTGCTCATATTCTTCTGCCATTACTGGTCTTCCTGTCACAGGATCAATAATAACAGACGCTATTGCTTCTTGTCCTTTGTGGTCCTCGGCTGCTAATTTTTTAGCTTCTTCCATCATCTTTGTAGACGGAAAGTCTTTAGTATTATCTTCAATAATTTCATTAATTTGATCTATCTGATCGTCAGTAAGATCTAAAGCGCCATGCTCTTTCTCAATTTCATCTTTAGAAAAATCATCAGCGGCTTTAATCATTTTGTCATACTGTTCATTTATATTCATAATTATTATTCTCCTTTTTTATTATATTTCATATTTGGATCTTAGATCTATATAGTATTGGTGAATATATCTTGCCAAAGATTCTTTTCTAATATCACCACAAAAACCATATTTTATAATTATAGATTTTATAGTAGATATATAAATTTTCCAATCTTGCCCATGTAATGTGCTGTCTCGTATAGCATCTTGCATATTTATAGCAACTTGCAAATCATCTATAGAATCTTTTGATTTTGATAGTAATGTTATATATTCGCCATATTGGGTTTTGTTATAACCTGCATCTATATATGCACGTGCAAACATATCGCTGTTTAAATCCTTAAACGATTTTAGATCATGAAATACACATTTGCATATATTTCTAGGTATTCGTCTATCACCTTCATCTTCTATAGACAAAGAATATTTAAAACTACAATATCCTACTGGATATAACTCATTTCCACAATAAGACTGAATAAAATAGCTATTTAGCAATACCGATAAAACTACAAAAGGTTCTTCGGCAACATATCCGATATTTTTTATAGACTTATGGACTCCGTCTGTATTTTCTACTAAATTTATAGAAGTAAGTCTTTGTATTCCTTCTTTTGATTCTATAGGCTCTATAATCATATTTGTCCTCCTTATACAAGATCTGTAAATTCAACACTAGCTAAACCTTGCAAAGCAAATTTAACTTGCGTTGTCAGTTCGGCATAGTGTTGATTAAAATAATTTACTATTTGTCGCTTAAAGAAATCTCCATTATCTAATAATATAGACTGAAGATATTTAGCAACCTGTCTATTTGGAATATATGCAAGATCAATATATGTATCAAATGGTACATCATATGCACATATATTTTGCAGAACAAATTCTAAATTAGCATGAATAATAGCTAATTTAGAATTACCGTTTTTATATAGTTTCTTGCTGTATGACGATGCATCTTTTTTCTTTGATGCTAATTCTAAAGTTTCATAAATCATATTCTTTTCTCTATTAATATAATTTACAAAGAAATTAGTAATGTAGATATTGAATCTTGCTACTAAGAAATCATAGATCCACGTAGCAGCTGAATAGATATCATCATTTTCATTACCAATATATGTAAGGTTATGAGCCTTACATACCATATCGATTACTTGACGATAAATATCACATCTTTGAGAATTGATCTCTGAACTGAATTCAGGAATACCTGATAACGATACTTTATAATTTTGCTCAATAACTTCTACAATATTAGTCATTGACATTGAATAGTTTCTATATTTATTATTCAATGCATCTTCTACTAGATCTTCTATCATTTCTGGTGTAAATCTGCATACTATACTAGCAGCTTCATTAGCAGATATGATAGAAAAATCTGAATTTTGTGATAAATTCATTTTATCTTCCTCCTATACTAATAAATTAATAAGTTGTTTTACCTAAACTTAAAAAGTATATCCAAGAGTATAGTAACTCTTGGATATATCTTGTTTACCTTATATTTGTTATAGAATCAAAATCTTCTTGAAGTTGTGATTTTTTAGGAGCATCTACATAATATGAATCAAAAACACTATTCGGTATAGTGTATATACCAGAACTTTCACCATCATCATGAAGATGATTATGCTCGTACCAAGCTTTCCTAGTTCTAGGATCATTTCTAAGCATTTCATCAGCTCTTCGATTATCTTCATTTTGTTGATGATTCCACTCTTCATATGATATGGATTTACAAGAATCAAAGAATTGTTTCTGCTCTGTAGCAAATTCTGATTCATCCACAGCCATATCTCTAGAAATATTTGTAGTATCTTCTCCGAGTCCCATTTCTACAGTAATATCTTCATCTGTAGATATAGTTCCTTTTTGAAGACCAAATCTTTCCATAAGATCTTTACCTTCATACCAAATATATAATGCTAGTAAGTATGAGAATATCTGGTCATCGTGAGCATTAGAAGCGTGCTCAATTCTACCATTTTTCTTAACCTCTAACGTACAAAGTTCATTATATATTATAGGCGATATGAATTTAGCTTTATGATTATCCATTCTATCTCTAAGAATTCCCATCAGTAATTCTCGAGATGCTTTTGTTTCATCAAAACCGTACACTTTAACTTTTTTAGTTATCTTCTGTATAGACATACCTTGAGCTCTTTCTTCTAACGTACGGTCTTTTATTTCATAATACAGATTACGCTTAATTTTAGTTTTAATGAGCTGTGATAATACACTAGCTCCGAAACCCGTACATTTCAATCTATTCGCAACATAGATTGCATGGTCATTTCCATGTCACTTCCATTACAGAACGTGCGTAGATCATGTGTCATTCCTAAAAAATAATTTAGGACCAGTATTTTTCTTCCTCCATTAGCTTGAGGTTCTACTCCCTCGTCAAGGGATGATCGTTGAACGTATATCTCGCCTCCTTTCTATATAATAATATATGAGATATTTCGCTGCTACACGTAGGCTTGTTGATAAGAACTTAGGATTTAACCTTATTCTCATCCAGACAACTTTTTTCTGCTTTCGCAACCATCACGCTCATCCTTACGGATCACGTTGTGGTGTGTCTGGTTCTTGACCTATAAGTCGTAGCAATTAACTCTGTTGAAACTTAACAATTACTCGTTAAGCTGCGATTTGCTGAATAGCTTCGCCATTACGTTCTATATTAACTATAGCATTCGGTATATATTTAGTTACTAATTCATATATAACTTTAGCTAAATCTGTAGTCGATATATAGTTACAGTTTAGACATGCAACTGTTTCTGTTGTTCTGGAGTCTACTACAGTTATAGCAGAAGCATCCTTACTATAACCTCCAGAAACGTCGACTCCTACTAATGGTGGCCAGTTTACACTTTCAGCCATCATAGGTTTATATATATCAAGGAAGTAGTAATTTCCCAATGCAACTTGCGTTACAGGTTCTTTAATAAGAGATTGTACAGTATCCAAATCTTGTTTTGTAAATGGAGAGTTGTCTGAACTATTAGACCATTCAAGTAAAACTTCTCGTCTGATCGCAGGCCAGTTCTTCTTCATATCAATACAGATCTGTCTAAAGTATTCTTCTCCAGACCCAAGTTGTTTATAAGTAAATCTCATATAGAAGAAACTACTATCAGTATTAGTATTCTTCAATTCTTGGAGTTTTTCTAAGCTCCAATCGTAATATTGCTCATTAAATGGTATAGCTGCATTTTTAGTTTCAAATGCATCCATTCCTTCATCAGTAGTCATATCACCAGGAGTTGTGGTAATAAGAATACCATAAGGAGCACCATTTCGTTTAGCATTCTTAGATGCTGTTGAGAATGCAGGTGTTGCTGCAGAATAGATGATAGAGTTATGTAAAATAAACGCATACTCATCATACCAGTGTATAGGCATAGTACAACCACGACCGATACTGTTAGCATTAGCTTTGTTCCTAGCACCTGGTTTAGTAGAAATTTTATTTGAGTTAAATGGGTTCTTGATAGATTCTACGTTTTCTGATAACTTCATAGGTTTACCATCTTTACCTGGAACTTCATCAAATCTTAGATATCTAGGTAACGCAGATCGTATCTCTTTAATTCTAGCCAAGTTCAATTTAGAGTCATCATGTTTCTTGTTCATAAACATCATTTCTGAGTTTGTAGTACCAAATAAGTATACCCATAAATACCAGCATAATGCCGATACAGTTTTACCATGCTGACGAGGTAACTCTAAAAACATATTCCAGTTTAATATGAAACCGAAGTTTAATGCAAGATTACCTCTATGAAGTTTATATCTTACACCCCCACCTACTGTATTACCTTGGTCAGGGATAAGAATTACTTCTCTAATAAAATACCAAAAGTTAATCATACACTCTCTTAATATTTTAGCTTTCATAACTTCATTAAGAGTAGGATCCCTAGGATTAACTCCGGCTAAATCTCTATCATATAGTATAAGAAAGAATTTATTATTTTTAATTCCTTTAGCTTTCAAAAAATAATGCATTTCAAGGAACGATTTATTACTGGTCTCCATCTGATAATACACAGAAACGGGACCTGATTGTTGTTGTTGAACAACCATAGTAAGTTCACCTCCAATCAATTACTTATATGTACTAGAATGGAGGGTTTATATCAAAAAATAAAAGAGGAAGGTACTTAAACCTTCCTCTTTTACTTATTCTGTAAATATGCTATCAATCACCTTACTTCTAGGAATAGCATGTTTCCTATATAAATAGAATGATAATTTTGACGCTATGAAATTTGACACTGCAATCACTATTATAGATATTAATAAATATAATATAATTGTAGATACTGGCGTGAATTCAATATCTGCTGCAGCAGATATAAGACACATTATTATTCCAGCTCCTGTCATGAATTGTGCAAATTTCGCAATCATATAATATACTACAATTTTAATATCGTTAAATCTTTTTCTTCTCTGTTTTTCTGTCATTACTTTTCTCATCTGTATTTTTCTCCTTATTAGTTAAAAATTATTACATTACAGTAATGCTTTTTAAGCATTACCTTCTAACAAGATTGGCGGTCTTACAATCACAACCTCTCTTTCTTGCAGAGCAGTTTAATGCTGCTCTGCATAATTTTTGATAAATTCATATACTGTTGAAAGGTATAACTTAATAACTTTCAACATTGCTTTTGCATGATCAACATCTTTGTCTTTGATGTAATCATATACAAAACTTACTGCTTTTCGATCTGTATCATCAGCATACTCAGATTTATTCATAGCGTCTAATGCTTCTGCCAATGTCTTGCCAAACAAATCATTGTTTGTACCAATTAAGTCATTAATACAAGATACGGCTAAATAATATGATGATCTCATATCATCAGAATAATCTGGCATCAGTGCATCGGCATTTGACGCTGATAAATCACAAAGAGTTTTAATAAATTTTTTCTGATTATCTTCATCAATAGAAGTTAAAGCCTCACACTGCACCATCATGGCTCCCAGTTCTACAGATGTAGCTACATCCTGCACAACTCTTTTTAATTCTTTTTCAGTTACATAATTTTCGTTATTCATATTTGTCATTTCTTTTTCCTCTTCTTTCTCATTTTTATTATTGTACATTTCATTCATCTGTTCCATAAGAGTACCCATAGTTCTAATGAAAGATTTAATTTCTTTAAATTCTTCGCCGCATTTTAATAACTCAACGTACCCAAAGAACTGTGAGAAAATATCGTAATCTTTATTACTACATCTTCTCAATAAATTTCGTTCTACAATATCCATAGTACCATAGAATTCTTCCTGATTTTCAATTTCGCTAAGATTCTTCATTAATATAATAGCATCTTCAAATCCATTTCCAAGAGTGATTCTTTCACTCTCTAAAACTCTTTTTGAGAAACGTCTAAGTGTTTCCTCATCACTGTTTCTTGAAATCCATACTCTTTCGATAATTTCCATTGTTCTCATAATAATCCTCTTTTCTCCTATTTACGCATAGGTGCTTTGATATATTTTTCTTTGAATTATGTAATATAGTAGATATTATTATACTATATTCACTATAATAATATGCTATTGAAATAGAGGACTTTTACAAAAAAGAAAACGGAGTATGGTTAACCATACTCCGTGTTTTATTATTAATCTTCATCATCAGACATTACTGGCGGTTCTGTAAATACAAACGGTCTAATTGGACCTTCTACTTCCTTATCATCTACAAGGTTAGATTCTACTGGTTCCATACTCATATACATCTGTGGTTTAGTCATATAGAATAAATCCATTACAGATGGATCACTCTTCATAAACGATAATGGGTAGAATAATAACTTATTGATATCTTTATACATAAGAGATATAGTGATACTCTTATTATCTTTCAAAGCCTCGTTTAGAGTTATCATTCTATAAGTAGCATTTCGATACTGCCATTCAGGTTCAATCAAATTACTCTCATATGATTTACACTGATGAGATAAGATAATCTCAAGATGAATAGCATCAATATTCAATCCACCTTCGATGATAGTATCAACAAGAGCCTGAGTGATAGCATCTTTAGTAACAAGACGTCTTACCTCTGCATTCTTATTAAGGATATTTTTAATCTTCTCTAATGTACGGCCAAGTTCATTATTTACTACTTCAATATAGAAAAGATTTTTATCTTTCAAAGAATCCAAATCCAAGATATATAATCCATCACTATCAGGAGTCTTCTTATTAATAATAGAATTCAATTCTGGGCTAAGATATAAACTATCTTCATCAGATGTACTGATATAATACTCATTACCTTTAGGATCGATAATAGTGCATCCTGTAACGTACGTATTGAATGCTAAGGTCGGATCAATATCATCTTCTAATTCTTCATCATCTTCCATAGGATCAAGTATTATCTTAAACTTCTTATAAGAAGTATCATCTTTAAGTTTGATCATGCTATAGTTTATCTCGAAAAATGTATAGAAATTTTCATTCCACATTAACTTCTTGATGTTTGTTTCAAGAAGATGTTTTGCTGATAATAATCGTTGTGTTAATAATGATGATAATAATTCGGCAGCAATCTTTCCAATATTAATATCGTTATTTGTATGAGATAAACCGCCATAGCATCTATAACAAATACCATGACCTCTAGATCTGGATGCACATGTAATTGGACTTCTGAACAATAATGTTTTTCCTACAAGATCAATATTATCTTTAATAGGCTCTAAAGACATTTGATATTCAACTCCATCTGGCGTAAATCTATACCAACGTCCTTTATACATAGACAAAGTCTTTGCATCTTTGATTGTAACTTGAACAAAGTGTTTAGAATCACATACATGATGAGGATCTGGATGTAATCGATCATCCATATTATTCAATCCAAGAATACGAGCAAATGCTCCAGATGTACCAACGTTTTGATGAGATAATACCTGAGCGATTC